TCAGATTGTTGCAGGGTCGTCACATTTTGGCAGCCAGTCGCCGTAGCTTTCCTCTTTCAGCGTCAGGTTGGTCTGTATCCCCTGTTTGGTATGGCGCTTCTCGTAATTCAGTCCGTATTCCTTCAGCATCACCGGCAGCCCCAGCCCGAACATTTTCAGACTGAGTACATTCCGGTAGCCGTTTGCCTCCATGTAGGCCAGATAGGCGTGATAGAGGTATTTACGGTAATTACGCGGGATGATACTGGCGTTCCCCATATACATGCCGCTGGTCTGCGGCAGGGTTTCCAGATAGCCGATAAAATCAAACGTCGGGTCGGCATCCCGTTTGATGTTCAGCGCCTCGTCTGAGTTCTGCTGGGACTGAAGCAGTGACCGGGCGAGCATCGGGTCGCTGAACTTCTGCATCAGGTGACGCACGATGACCGCCAGCTCGCGGGTGATTTTGTCCTTAAGCTGCGGGTCGCGCTCCTGCGGGGCTATCTGTTCCGGGAAGTGAATAATCCCCCGCCGGCGTGACACGCCGCCGCTGCGGTCGGTGAAGCGCATCGGGTTATTGTTCACGGCCAGAATTACCGCCGGGATGTGCGTGGAGTACGCATCCCGGTATTTCGGGTCAACGGACACCGCATCGCCGCCGGTGATGGCCTTGAGTCCGGCTCCGTCGCCGCTCCATTTTTCCTGGTCCGGCAGGCGTATCAGTGAGAAGCCAGTTAACGCGGCACGTTCACGCGGGGATTCCAGCGTCTCAATGGTGGCCGACGTGGCGTTATCCTCCCCGGCCAGCAGGGTGGCTATTTCGGCCATGATACTTTTGCCGCTGCCGCCGGGACCGGTCACCTCCAGAAAGAGCTGCCAGTCGTAGCGGTTTGCCAGCACCATAAACAGTGCGGCCAGAATCACGTCGCGTTTTTCCGCACGACCACCGGCAGCACGGTCAAGCCAGCGCCAGAACGCGGGAGCGTGGGTTTCCAGCGTTTCACCGTCCACCGGCGGGGTGAAATCCACATCACACAGGGTACGCATCCAGTGTGACGGACTGTGCGGGTGGAACGTACCGTTCTGCGTGTCGAGCACGCCGTTACGAAAGCCAATCAGGCGGCGGGAGGGGGCTTCCTGCTGCGGAATAATCAGCTTCAGGGTGTCCACCACGGAGGCCACCTTCCCGGAGGAGAACGGCGCGCGCAGACGCTGAAACAGTCCGGCCACATCCCGGGCAAAGTCCTGTGGCGGCAGCACCTTCCAGACACCATTTTCATAACGGGACAGAAGCTGGCCGTTGGCATCAACCGCGAGCGCCTCGCCGTAATGCTCATAGATACGCATGGCCTTTTCGCTGGTACTCATGGCGGAAAACTCCGCTTCGCTCATGGTGTCGAACGGGCTTTCAGCCGGTGGCCGGATGGCATCGTAAATGGCCTTACGGGTGGCTTCCCCGCCGTACTGCGTGAAGGCATCATTCCAGTCACCGAAGACCGGCGGCAGGGCAACAACACCTTCACACGCATCTGCGGCTGCGGCGGCTTTTTTCTGGCCGTCACCGCTGAGGTCACGGTCTGAGGCAAGGACAATCTGACAGGCCGGATGCTTCTGCCGGGCAAGGCTGGCCAGAGAAAGGAGGTTCACGGAAGAAAGCGCCACCATCACCGTTTCACCGGTCAGGTGATGTACGGTAAGTGCGGTCGCGTATCCCTCCGCTATCCACAGACGTTTTCCGGCCTGATTCTGTCCTTCAAGGGTGTGACAGGTGCCCCTGACCTGTCCGCCTTTCAGGGTGCGCTTACGGCCGTCAGCACTGATTAACTGAAGGTTAACCAGTTCGCCGCTGTCGTCATACAGTGGCACCACAAGGTCACCGGCGCGCCAGCTCACGCCACCGGCTCTGTGTGTGCCGGTCAGCATCCGGCATTCCCGGCCGGGAAAGCCCTTGCGGGTCAGGTAGGCGTTACCGGTTCCGGGACGGGTTTTTGCCATCAGGGTTTGTGCCAGTGCGGCGGCGTTCTTCCGGGCGGCTTCTGTTTCAGCAACGGCGGCGGCCGTCACTGCCGGGTCAGCCGGGGGCAGACTGCCGGTCACGGCAGCCACCTTTGCGGCCGCGTCGGACGGGGAAACACCAAACACCTTTTCAACCAGTTTCAGGCCGTCACCGGCACCACACTGATTGCAGTACCAGGTGCCGCGCCCCTCCCTGTCATCAAAACGGAAGCGGTCCCTCCCGCCACAGACCGGACAGGGCTGATGACGGTTTTTCAGCACCTGAATCCCCAGCGCCGGGAGAATACGCGGCCAGTGGCCGAGCGCATGACTGACGGTGGCGGTTACGTTCATTTTCATGGTGTAGTTCTCCTTCAGTGCAGTACCGGCGCTTTTATGTGACGGGCACAGAGTTCATCCATCACAACCAGCCCGAGAAAGGACAGCGACGGCGCGGCCTTCAGGGGGCCGGATTCCATTAAATCTTCCAGCAGGGCACAGGCTATCTGACGCCCTTTTTCCTCACCGTGCTGGCGCAGATAAAAGCCTTCCAGCTCAGCGGCGATGGCCGCCTCCAGTGACTCAAGGGTGAGATGCGGGTAGCGGTGCTGACGTTCGCACACGGTCAGCCAGGCACAGGCGACAGCGCGACGGTAAAGGGCAGCGCGTAAGACGGGCGGTAAGGGTGTTTTCATTTGCTTTCCTCCCTGTGACAGATGACTGCATTCTGTGCCGGTTGCATTAACTGATAAGGCATATCTGCGTCTCCTGAAGACGTGCGTATCCCTGCGCGAATACGCACATTTAATTTTTCGGGTGTCGTTTTTTAATTACAGATAATTGCGGTAACTGTTATCCGGGGTGATTTCCGGGTCAGGCTCCGTGCGGGGAATTTCCCGCCATTCCCGCGCCACCGGTGCCGCCCGGCTGACCGGAACAGGGGCCTGCGGGTAAATATCCAGATATTTTTCCCGCCATTTCTGTAATTCCGGGTCTCCGGCCATTTCTTTCAGTACCGCATGCCGGTTTACGGGGCTGCGTTTAAACAGGTCAGGACGGTCACAGGTAAATTCCCGCAGAAAACGCCCCAGCGGGATGTCTGTGGTGCGTCCGTCAGCGAGGATACGCACAAGGATACTGAATTTACGGCGGTACGGGTTCCAGACAATGTCCGGGCAGCGGTATGGCATTTCCCACGGAATACCGTCTTCCAGAATGCCGACCACGGCCACATCGGGAAAACCGGCAGAACGGTAAATCTCACCGGGCTGGGGAAAATCAAACATGCGTCCTGTCTCCCCGGTCTTTCTGCTGGGCGAGAAAATCGCGGCACAGGCCTTTGGCTTTCAGCTCATTCAGCACAAAATCAATATCTTCATTCAGGTAGCTGAAAATATGCGGAATGTAGAGCTGATGCAGGCCGGAGAGTTCACGGTGAATCAAATCACCCCCAACAAACTGGGATACGGCGCTGGCGCGGTTGAGCTTATGGTAAGCCTCAATGCTGAGGTGTTCACGGGCGTCATGACGCGCTGAGACGGTCTGAGGGGCTTTTTTATTACGCACGGGACACCTCCACCACCGGCAGACGGGCAGCAAGGGAGAGCACATAGTCACGGACAAGGGAACGGCGGGCGCTGCGTTCATCACCGGCGACGGTGCGAAGCATGCAGATACGGGGATGACGGTCTGCGCGACGGACAGCCGCAAACACAAAGACAAATTCAGGGTGTGAGGGGGTAAGGGTTGTAGCCATGATGGCAGCCTCCTGTGAATAGCAAATAACGCTATCGCCGGAGTTTCCACGCTCGATGGCGATAGCCCAGACGGGGGTGGAAATACCGGCTTCACAGGATACCGGCCAGCCCGGAGGCTGCCCCGCCTGAGCTACCATTGACTCTGCGGCATAATGAGCGGACGCGGGCAGGATGCACGGAATGCCATCTGCACGACTGACCACACACCACACCATAATCTGGCGCTCTGTGGCGTTGATTGCGACACAAAAAAAGACGCATGGCGCGTCATATGTCGCCTGTGAATTGCTCGGGTTTCCACGCCCGGCTGCCGATTTTGCGGCAGCGGAAAAACTATATCCGCAAATGCCGGAAAAAGGCAAGCCAGAAAAAGGGAGTTTTTGCAGAGCGGGCATCATCATGCGTCGTACCCCCGTTTGCGTCCGGCAATGCGCCCGGTCATCCATGCGGTGACTTCAGAGTGCAGCCAGGCCACATTTTTACCGCCAAGACTCACCTGCGGCGGAAATTCCCCCTTACGGATGAGTTCATAGATGGTCGAGCGTGACAGGCCGCACAGGTGCATCACTTCCGGCAGACGTAAAAAACGCTCCTGCGTGATGTCCGGCAGCGGCATCAGTGGCGTCACAGGGGCGGGAGACGGGGAAGAAAAAACAGCTTGCATCGGGCTACCTCGTTAATGTCCATACAGCACCGGATAAGTCCGTCCGGCTTCGGGTAGCGCTTTATTTTGTGAATATTTTCAGCAGACGCAACAGGGGGGATTTGTTCCGGCAGCCTTACAATGCTTGTGTATTTTTTGTTCATCTCCACTTAAAGTCATTTAAAGCCACTTAAAGCAATTCGTAATTTTTATAGTGAAATACAAATCGTTTTTTCTTATTCATTCCCGGCGAATTAATAAAAACAAACAGTAATAAACAGCACAAAAAGCCCATCAACGGGTGAACAGTGGTGAACAGACGGTGAACAGTCATTACTGCGATTGTTCACCCTTTAACTTACTGTATTACTTATCTTTTTTATTAAGGTGAACAGAGGTGAACAGTAAAATATAAAAAAACAAACAGTAAGCCGGTTTTTCCTGCGACCTTTTCCTGGCTTGCCGGTGTGAGGATGAGTCTCCTGTGTCAGGGCTGGCACATCTGCAATGCGTCGTGTTGTTGTCCGGTGTACGTCACAATTTTCTTAACCTGAAGTGACGAGGAGCCGGAAAATGTCTGACAACACCATCCCTGAATATCTGCAACCCGCACTGGCACAACTGGAAAAGTCCAGAGCCGCCCATCTTGAGAACGCCCGCCTGATGGATGAGACCGTTACGGCCATTGAACGGGCAGAGCAGGAAAAAAATGCGCTGGCGCAGGCCGACGGAAACGACGCTGACGACTGGCGCACGGCCTTTCGTGCAGCCGGTGGTGTCCTGAGCGATGAGCTGAAACAGCGCCACATTGAGCGCGTGGCACGCCGGGAGCTGGTACAGGAATATGACAATCTGGCCGTGGTGCTGAATTTTGAACGCGAACGCCTGAAAGGGGCGTGTGACAGCACGGCCACCGCCTACCGGAAGGCACATCATCACCTTCTGAGTCTGTATGCAGAGCATGAGCTGGAACACGCCCTGAATGAAACCTGTGAGGCGCTTGTCCGGGCAATGCATCTGAGCATCCTGGTACAGGAAAATCCGCTCGCCAACACCACCGGCCATCAGGGCTACATCGCACCGGAAAAGGCTGTCATGCAGCAGGTGAAATCATCGCTGGAACAGAAAATAAAACAGATGCAAATCAGCCTCAGCGGTGAGCCGGTTCTCCGGCTGGCCGGACTGTCAGCGGCAACACTCCCGCACATGGATTATGAGGTGGCAGGCACACCGGCGCAGCGCAAGGTGTGGCAGGACAAAATAGACCAGCAGGGAGCAGAGCTGAAGGCCAGAGGACTGCTGTCATGATTTACTGCCCGTCGTGTGGACATGTTGCTCACACCCGTCGCGCACATTTCATGGACGATGGCACCAAGATAATGATTGCACAGTGCCGGAATATTTATTGCTCTGCGACATTTGAAGCGAGTGAAAGCTTTTTCTCTGACAGTAAAGATTCAGGAATGGAATACATTTCAGGCAAACAGAGATACCGCGATTCACTGACGTCAGCCTCCGGCAGCATGAAACGCCCGAAAAGAATGCTTGTTACCGGATATTGTTGTCGGAGATGTAAAGGCCTTGCACTGTCAAGAACATCGCGGCGTCTGTCTCAGGAAGTCACCGAGCGTTTTTATGTGTGCACGGATCCGGGCTGTGGTCTGGTGTTTAAAACGCTTCAGACCATCAACCGCTTCATTGTCCGCCCGGTCACGCCGGACGAACTGGCAGAACGCCTGCATGAAAAACTGGAACTGCCGCCAGTACGGTTAAAAACACAATCATATTCGCTGCGTCTGGAATGAGGGCTGCCGGTTAACACCGGCCGTCGCCGCACACCGTATTTTTATTCTTCAGCATGATGAGAAAGAGATAACGATGGAAAGCACAGCCTTACAGCAGGCCTTTGACACCTGTCAGAATAACAAAGCAGCATGGCTGCAACGCAAAAATGAGCTGGCTGCGGCCGAACAGGAATATCTGCGGCTTCTGTCAGGAGAAGGCAGAAACGTCAGTCGCCTGGACGAATTACGCAATATTATCGAAGTCAGAAAATGGCAGGTGAATCAGGCCGCCGGTCGTTATATTCGTTCGCATGAAGCCGTTCAGCACATCAGCATCCGCGACCGGCTGAATGATTTTATGCAGCAGCACGGCACAGCACTGGCGGCGGCACTGGCACCGGAGCTGATGGGCTACAGTGAGCTGACGGCCATTGCCCGAAACTGTGCCATACAGCGTGCCACAGATGCCCTGCGTGAAGCCCTTCTGTCCTGGCTTGCGAAGGGGGAAAAAATTAATTATTCCGCACAGGATAGCGACATTTTAACGGCCATCGGATTCAGGCCTGACGCGGCTTCGGTGGATGACAGCCGTGAAAAATTCACTCCTGCGCAGAACATGATTTTTTCGCGTAAAAGTGCGCAACTGGCATCACATCAGTCTGTGTAAAACGCCCCGAAAATCCGCCCGTTTTTACTGAAAAAAGCCATGCATCGATAAGGTGCATGGCTTTGCATGCGTTTTCCTGCCTCATTTTCTGCAAACCGCGCCATTCCCGGCGCGGTCTGAGCGTGTCAGTGCAACTGCATTAAAACCGCCCCGCAAAGCGGGCGGGCGAGGCGGGGAAAGCACCGCGCGCATGCATTAACTGTTTATTTATTTTTTTACGGCCTGAACGTATCACAGAGCTGAGTAGGGGGGGGGATAGTGGGTATGATGCCGATTCTGTTGCTTCTGAAACCGCTCACTTCGGTTATAGATATTAACCTGAAGTATTCTTTCCTGTGGTGACCATAAACTGCCAATGCATCTGAATCAGAAACGATCTACGAATTTAGCTGAGATTTTTTTATCTTAAGTGTATATAAAAACTCAATAAGTAAATTATGAGGGGGAACTACGCAATTTTCAAAATTGTTGCTTGACCTGCACCTCACTATGAGTTTTTCTATGATTATCAGTGAAATGTAACGGGGTGGCTCATGCGTTTTCCTCAATATCAATGTGGTTTTGTTGAAGCATCAAGGTTTATAAGTGATTTAAAAAAAGAACCGGGTAATTATTATTTATTGCTTGAGTTTCATAAGTTCTTAATACGAAAAATAGTTAAGGAAGAAAAGAGAATACACCGACTTAAGAAAGCACGTGCGCGCTTAAAGAAAATTAAAGGAAGTGGGAGGTTAAATAAGGTAGAGTCAAAAGGTATAAAGGAAATTCTTAAAAAAATAGATTCTAGGCTGAGTGCTAGGAAAGAATTGATAGTCACGTGGCGATTTTTCGGGGATGGCATTGCAAATATTTATGTTCCGAACTCTAATTTGAAAGTTCTATATTATGATGATGACTATAATGTAAAGGAAGATGCAGGTTTTATTTCAGGAAAAGAGGGGTTCAGGCAAGAGTGGAAGGTTTTCAAAATGGGGCTGCGATGCAATATTCCAGTGGTTTTGTGTGATATTACTAATGTCATACGTCATGGGGATGTTTGTGCGTTAGGAATGAGTGATCCTGTCCCTATTGAGGTAAAGAGAAAAATGCAAAAAAAACCTAGGGCAAGAGTTAGCAGACAATTGGTTGAATTGCATAAGTTATCAGAGTTTTATAGAAATGACTATGCACCTTCTTTCAAAAATGGATTAGATGCATATAGGGTTGAAAATAAAGGTGAAGAAATTACCTTTTATGAGGATATCAACTTCTTAATAAAACAATCCCTCATTGATGGATATGCTAGTAAAGAGGTTGAAAGGGGGCTTGTTTATTTTTGTGTAAGAACTGACTTGCCTAAAAAGCAACTAGAAAACGCAATGGAAAATTGTATTGGTATAGATATTGGGGAGTCGACACTAATACACTCGCTTACTCCTGAGGAAAGTTGGGGGACTGCATATCCTTTTACTTTGTCCCTAGAAAAAGAGGCGTTGGTTGCTTTTTTGCAGAATGATGTTTTAATTTATATTTTAACTGATCTTCAAGAAGTTAGAGCTGAGTTTCTTAAAAATAATGTACACGCTGTGTTCATAATGGATGGGCAATTCGCAATACAGATATGTTTGGATCCAAATGATTTGACTTTAGGTGTTCAGCGAATAAGTGAGCAGTATTTTAATCGGGTGATAATTGGATTTAACTCTCTCAAAGCATTTTCTATTGAAAGCTCAAGGCTTCTTTATGAATTATCAGGCTTAAGACCGGAGGTTATTAATGTGAGAGTTGCAGATGGTAATGTGAATATTGGTTTGTTAAATGAATGGTCGAATGTTAAAGATATTTTAATTAGACAAAAATGAAAGGGCTTTAATTATGTCAGATAATGTTAGAAAGAAATTTTCAATTCCAGATAACCATACTATTGAACAAGTATCAATGGAGTGGAAAGGATTAAAAAGAGGACGCGATAATGATGAGTATGTTTATCATCAATTAGATGAAAGTGGTAATGTGGTAGCAGTTTATGATGAAGTGCATTCAACTTCAGCATATCCTCCTTTCAGCACGAGCATAACAGTGACTAAACGTTAAAATTAAAGATGGCTCTTATTGAGCCATCTTTGAAAAGTTAACATTGTGCAGTTTTTATTTCGTTTCTGTGTATTTGAATGATGTTTTTTAGCAATGATTTAAACTGTACGATATGAGTTTTTGATTATGAACATAATTACCCCACCATTCCATCAATGTAATGCGTTGCTCTAGATAAATGGATCGATTATATGCTCTTCGAACTTCATTCTTATCACAGTGAGCAAGTGCTGCTTCAATTACATCAGGATTAAATCCGGCTTCATTGAGCGCAGTACTTGCGATGGATCGTAACCCATGAGCAACTAATTTCCCTCCATAACCAATGCGTTTGAGTGCTGCATTAGCAGTTTGGCTATTCATTGACTGTTTAGGGGCATTTCTACTGGGAAAAACATGTTCACGATGAGCACTGATTGGTTTCATTACTTTCAGAATTTCTAATGCCTGTGGAGACAGAGGAACAATGTGCTCACGCTTGGCCTTCATCCGTTCTGCTGGAATCGTCCAGAACTTTGAATCGAGATCGAACTCTGCCCACCGAGCACCGGAGGCCTCAGAAGGGCGCACCATGGTCAGGAGTTGCCATTCAATTAGACAGCGAGTCGGAACAGACAGATTAGACATAATCAAAGAACGCATCAGCTTCGATAATTCCTCTGGCCGGAGCGTCGGCATGTTTTGCTTTTTAGGTTTCTCAAAAGCCATCCCAATACCTGATGCTGGATTTGCATCAATCAGACCAGTGTTTACGGCATAAATCATTATCTCGTTAATGCGCTGCACCAGACGACGAAGGGTCTCTAGCGCCCCACGAGCTTTGATTGGCTCAAGGGCTTCAACAAGTGTTCGGGCTTTGATTTGCTGAACAGGGATCTCACCGATGGCAGGGAATACATCTTTTTCTAGTGAACGCCAAATGTCTTTCGCGTAATCATGGGTAACGCTTTTGCTTTTAAGCTGGAACCAGTTAGTGGCGACCGTTGAAAAAATACTGTCCAGTGCGATTTGCTGCTGTTCCTCTGCAATTTCAGCTTGAATTTGCGGGTCAATTCCGTTGGCTAACAAGGAAAGATAATCCGCTCTTAACCGTCGGGCATCAGCAAGTGAAAGGGCGGGGAAGGCACCTAGCCCTATCATTGTTCGCTGCTTTGTTGCTGGACGTTGATAACGGAAACGCCATAACTTCTTACCGTTCGTTTTAACGAGCAGAAAAAGACCATCGCCATCATGCAATGTTAGATCCTTTTCTAACGCTTTAGCGCGCAGAACTTCTGTGTTGCTCAGGGGGCGTGTCGTTCTTGCCACTTTGGCCGCTCCTTCATGAATTGGTATACGCGTTTAGGTATACATCCTACCGTATACCTAAACGTATACCAATAATCACTGGATTTAGCTGGATATCCTCGGACAACGGTAGACACAAAAAAGCCCGCAGAGCTTGTGCCATGCGGGCTTTCAGGATTTCTCCGGACGTATCCGGAAGAGCAAGTGGTGGAGCTGGCGGGAGTTGAACCCGCGTCCGAAATTCCTACATCCTCGGTACTACATGCTTAGTCAGTCTTTACATTCGCTTGCCAGCTGCGGACGGACACGCCACTAACAAACTAGCCTGATTAAGTTTTAACGCTTCAACCCCAGGCAGGGCTTCCACGCGATCTCTTTTGGGTTTGACCTCTCTTGATCCCCGTCCTAAGAGCGGAGGCTAGGGAGAGAGGGCTCTAAGCAGGTTATTAAGCTGCTAAAGCGTAGTTTTCGTCGTTTGCGACTATTTTTTGCGGCTTTTTACGAGGCCAACCGCCCCTCGGCATGCACCTTGGGTTTCGCAAATCCCGTCGAATCCAGAATCAGCCCCAATGTGTAAAGGTAAGTATACCAGATTTATGAGCGCCATGACCAGCCTCAATGGCGTTATCGTTAAAGATTTAGCACCCATGTAGCCTGATTTTTATTCGATTAAGCAATGGGATGGCAACATTTGTGTCGGATGTGATAGCCAATAAGATGTTCATTCGCGCCGCCGGAGAGGGAGGCGCGGTGAGGAACTGGTCAATAATTGGAGTGCAGGTTTAACGGTGGGCGTTTTTCATGATACGTGCTTTATCCACCTGCCATTCGCGCTCTTTGATATCTGAACGTTTATCGTGCTGTTTCTTACCTTTGGCGACGCCGATTTTCACTTTGCACCAGGCATTTTTCCAGTACAGGGAGAGCGCCACTACGGTATAGCCTTCTCGATTGACGCGACCGTACAATGAGTCCAGTTCGCGCTGGTTGAGAAGTAACTTGCGGGTACGGGTAGGATCGCACACCACATGCGTGGAGGCCACGGCCATTGGCGTGATGTTAGCGCCAAACAGAAATGCCTCTCCGTCACGCAGAAGGACGTAGCTGTCGCTGATATTGGCTTTTCCTGCGCGCAGGGATTTAACTTCCCAGCCTTGCAGGGCAAGTCCCGCTTCGAACTCTTCTTCGATAAAGTATTCGTGACGGGCGCGCTTGTTAAGCGCGATGGTCGCTGAACCAGGTTTATGTGCTTTTTTCTTCGTCAT